GCTAGTATTTCTCACCAACTAAAACTCTAAGTTGGTGAGAAATACTAGCAACCTAAGGTTGAATCACGCAATCGTGATCTTGCGCCTTCGTCTCGCCCTGAGCCATTTAAGCTTTGTGCTTTTCGATTGTAAAGAAACACGCTTTACATATTTGAATAAAATCCACATTCGGTAATCCAGAACGTGCATGGAATGATCCTTCGCATGCGATCTGACTAATTTGTCAGTGTAAAGATGCCGCTTGGCTTTCTTCATCACTCCGCAGCTAGTACAGCTTCATTAGATTGTCAAGTATCTATATTGACTCTTTACTTTTGCTGATTGGCCGGCGTGCAGCGGAACAGTAGCTCGGCCATCTCGCTGCGGTTCTTGTATAGCAATTCCATCTCGGTCTTCCGTTCGTTGTGCGCGACGATCCCGGTATAATACAAAAATCCTAGCAGTCCCAAGTTCATGAGCACCAAGGCAAGCGAAAGCGGCTGTGTCCGCATCACGTCCATGAACGTGTTTGCCGCGCCACCTATGGTGCCGTTGGTCATTTCCGCATCTCTTGAATGCGCCTCTCGGCCATCTCGCGCAGGCGAGCATCAATGGCGTCGCAGTCCTCGACGGTGGTGAATATCTTGCCATCCGTCATCGACACCACGCACTTGACCTTGGCGGTGAAATGCCTACCGGGGTCCTCGGCATCCTTGGCGTCGGAGATGCTGACGATCTGGCGCGGCGCGACATACGCCGTGCGGCCGTCCAGCAAAGTCAGGAGCAGCAATTCCCACACGTTCCATTCCGCTCACCTGTTCGGAATAACATAAACCAAAATCGGGCTCAGTATCGCTAAGGTTGCAAGTATCCATTCCTCGGTGACGCCGCTCTGCCATCCGGTGCCGATCTCGATCAGCATCAGCACTGACAACACCACCGCCGCGATTGCTTTCTGTATTCCCATCTCGATTTCACACTGTCAATTAGTTGCCTTGTCGCCGAGTTGTGCCGTATTGACGGGCACTTCTCCGCTGTTGCCCATCGCTTGCCTGCGCAACTGATCGCCGATCTTCATGAGCAGAGGGTTGGCGACGTTCCACGGCGCAGCGGCAATGATGTTGATCACGCGCTGCCATTCCTCATCGTCAAGTTGTACGGCTGGCATCAGCGCATCCTTCTGGCGTTGACTACAAGGTTGGCGCTGCCAGCGGTAAGAACGTTGTCGGTGCTCTGGTTCACCGTGAAGGCGAATGCCAATAGGGTCGGCACCGTGAACGAGCCGCGCGCGGGGGTTGAGATCGCCAGCGCAGGATTTTCCGTTACCACTGCGGCAATAGCGCCGATCCATGCCCTCAGGTCGTTGGACATACCGGCGGGAAGAGGAGCTAGATCGTAGCTAATCCCACCTACCACCGTGGAGGCCAATCCATAAGATTGAATGTCCCAGTCCCCGGGAGGAACGACTAATGCCGCTACATTGGTGGTGGTCACTGCTGGATAAGCGGCATAGCTCATTGTCGCCGTCCCGGTGACGAACTCGCCTATGTTGCCCGGCAGCGCGTTCGACCCGTCGGTCACGCCCTGCATCGGGAACGGACCAATCTGCGACAGCATGCATTGCAGGAATTGCTGGAACTGCGAGATGTCCTGCCAGCACTGCATCAGGCCATTCCAGCCGCCGCCGCACTGGCATGGGTTGCAGCCGCAACTGCAGCTCGGCGGCCACGGCTGCGGGCATGATTGCTGCGGCCACGACTGGACAGCAGGCCACTTTACGATGTTCGACATGGTACGCTCCTAAGATTGACGCATCACTTGGTCCGATAGTCGATCCAACCCTGAGCATAAATCGAGACGGAGCCCGTAGGCCCAGAGATCGTAGTAGAGATGTAGAGTTGTGCGTTGGTATTGGTCGGTGGCGCGACAGCGCTCGTTTGTTGGATTACGACGGCTGCATTCCCGTTCTGTACGTAGAACGGAGAATTAAAGTTGGAAGGAACCTCAACTCCTCCAATAGGGTAAGCCGATTTCAGAGCTACCGTCGCTGTGCTTGAGGTCGCACTAATGGCAATCAAGACCAGCGGCTGAAAACTGACCGCTAAAGGCCCGGGGAAGGCGTACGGTGTTTCAGCCGTTGTCACGCTGGCTGAATAAACTGTGATTGCCGGTATCCAAAAATAATCACCGTTTTGGATGAAGGGATAGATCAGCGCCGCCGAAGTCGTCATGAACGCGCCGAGGCGTCGCTTCAAGGTGTAGTTCGCGGGCAACGCGGGAGATGTCACGCTAAGCGAAACCAGAACATCCACCACCCCAGTGTCCGGTCGCTTGATCAGGAAAACGGCATAGGTGCTGCTGGCGACCAGCGCGCTGCCGGTATCGAGCCCACCGTTGCCGCTACCGGCGGCCCATGCCGCACTCAGGTTCTTGCTCATCGCCGCAGGCAGCAGCATCATGGTGCTGAAATCATCGGAGCAGGCGACGCCGCCAGCTACGCTTAGCACGGTTGATGGCGTGGTCGCGCTCGGGCTTAGCGTCAAATTAGTCAATAGGTTTCGCACGACGGTCGCGGATAGCGGCGCACCGCCTACGCCGGTCACATCGGCCAATGTCAGGGTCACGGCCCCGCTTCTGCCGTTGAAGGTGGCGACCCCTGTCGTGGCAGCAATCGCCGCGGCGACAAACGCGGTGGTCGCGATCTGGGTAGACGAGGTCCCGACGACGGCTGTCGGCGCGAGAGGTGTTCCGGTGAAGCTGGGCGACACCGATGGCGCGCCACCCGCAGCCGATATATCGCTTGAGTTCAACGTGATAGCGCCAGTCCGGGTGTTGAATGAAGTGACCCCGGCGCTGGCGGCGACGGCGGCCGTGACGAACGCGCAGGTGGCCAGCTGCGTCGTCGACGTACCGGGCGCGGCAGTGGCGGCGGTCGGAACGCCTGAGAAATTCGGCGCAGCAATCGGAGCACCGCCAACGGCAGTCACGTCCGATAACAGCAGGTTCACTGCGCCGCTGCGGTTGTTGAAGGTAACGACGCCAGCGCTAATAGCCGCCACCTCGTTCATCACGAACGCGCACGTCGCTAGCTGGGTGCTGTTCGTCCCGATGGCGGCCGTCGGAGCGAGAGGGACGCCGGTAAAGGCAGGGGACGCGATCAGCGCGCCGCTGGCGGCCGTGATGTCGCTGCTGTTGAGCACCACGTTGCCGCTGCGGGTGTTGAAGCTGACGACGCCCGTGACGCTCGCCGCCACTGCATGCATCACGAAGGCGGTCGTCGCGATCTGTCCCGTTGTGGTGCCGACGGCAGCGGTCGGAGCCGAGGGCGTGCCGACCAAGACCGCGCTGTCCAGCGGCGCATAGTTCTGCTGCACATAGGTCAGCGTGGCGTACTGCGAATCATCTATGTCGCTGGTGATCTGCGAGCGCAGCACGGCAATATCAGAATTGATCTGATCGGTCTGCCACGTCACCCATTGCGTGGTAGCGATCCGAGTGGAGAAGTCCGCCATCGTCGGAGTGTTCGCCATCGGCTGCGCGCCGGGAGCCAGCAGCGCCGCGTTGACATCGTCCACTGTCAGGACGATGTCGCCGATGCGTCCGTTGAAGGTCCACACGAACGGATGCGCCATCAAGAGTTGCTGGATGCGGCAGTTCACCACGTCCTGCACGAACTGCGTGGTCGCGATCTGAAAGTCATACTGGTCGTGGTTAGGGATCGCGGGCGAGGTCGGGATGCCGGTGAACACGGGGCTGTTGATCGGAGCCCCGCCAGCATTTCGGATGTCGAACTGCTGCAACGTGATGTTGCCCTTGCGGCCGTTGAAGCTCCATACCGTGTTGTCGGTGACGTACTGCGCCGTCGCCAAGTCGTTCGGCTCAAGCGTACCCTGCTGGGCAACCGTGACCTTCCCGGCCACATTGACGTTGCCAGCCGCATCGACGCTGAAGGGAACGGCGGTGCCGATGGTGAAGCTCAAGCCGGTGCCGGCGTTGGCTTGCAGCCTCGCGCCCGTGCCCCACGCGATCCAGCTGGCATCGGACAGGTTGATGGCGGCAGTGGTGATGGAAGCGGCGATCGCCGGGGCTACGAGGCCAGCAGGGTTAGTCCACGCATAGGCCCCGCCTATCCCGCCCTGCTGCAGCAGGATCGCATCGGTGGCCGCCGCTGTGGCTTGCGGGTACTGGGCAATCTGCCTGACGTTGACGACGAAATCGTCCACGGGCCACCTATGCCGCTGGGGTCTGCGACGTGTTCAGCACATCGAGATAATTCTGGATCAGCGTGGTCTGGGTCCGGATCATCGCGGTCTGGTTCTGCACCAGCAGCGTCAGGGTCGGCGCATCCTGTGCGACCGGCCATGCCTGCGGCGTGAAGCTCAGCGTCGCATTGTTCGCCGTGGTGGCCTGACTGGTGACGTAGGTGCCATTGCCGCCCGTTGTCCCTGAAGTCTGTGACATGATCGTCGTACCCGCCGGAACGCCCGTGCCGGCTACGACCGATCCTGCCTTGATGACGCCGTTGGTGCCGGTCGTGACCAGCGAGGTACCGGTGCCGGTCCCGACGGCAGTGGCCGGCGATCCACCAGTCGCCGCCTGCGCGGCCTTTAGCACACCCTGATAGCGGTCGATCAAAGCGGCCTGTTCGGCGATAGTCTCGCTCTGCGCCTCGACAATGCCGATGAGGTCGCCAGCGTCATTGCTGACGGGCCACGTCGGCGTGGTCAGCGGTTGAACACCTCTCAACTGCGGGAATCCCATCGACGCCCTCCTAAGAGGTTTGAGCGCACAGGACGAGAGCCGTCCTCGGCCATTTGTTGCCGTCGGTGTCGGTGGCGCTCCAGCGAACCTGATAGTCCTTACCCTCGACACCGCCGGACAACAGAGCATACACCGCCCGGCCGCGAACGGCCACGCTGCCGATGGTCCAGTCGGTCGAAGCAATCGGCGGAACGACGTTCTCCCACACGGCTACAGTGCCGCTTGAGATGCCGACTCCGGGCGGGACGACAAAGCTGTAGTCCATGCCGAAGTTGCAGCTTTCGCCCGGTGGGTGCTCTGGCGTGTATCTTCGGGATAGGGGCATCGTTCAGCGTCCGTTCTAGTCGATCCGCATTTTTCCCCTCCGGTGTTGCGGATCATCCCGCCAGCCGGCGTGTGTCCTCGGTCCAGCGCGCGGCCACCATGCGATGCACCGTCACCCGAGGCATCCCGATCAGGTTGCCATCAGGGTCGGCGAGATACGCGCCGTCGTCGTCATGCACTAGGACTTGCGTCACCACGTCGACGGGACCCATAGGCAGAGCATACACCACACGATCGCGGCCGAAAGGACCCGAACGGCCGATGATGTTCGGGACCGGATCGGCGACCTGCTGCGAGGCGTCATCGGTCAGCAGTTCTGGCCGATCAGACAGCTGGCGTAAGTAATCCATCTTGACTTGCCAATGCCAAGTGCGGGAGTAGACTTTAACAACGCGCGCGCATAAAGGAAAGGCGGATGCTTTACAGAGCATCCGCCTTAAAGGAAAACTGTTCCCCTGTTCCAAAGGATCACAGCCATGACAAATGTAGACAGTCCCTCTCAACATCGCAATCCCAATTTCACTCGCCCGTCGCCGCAGACATTGCTCAACCACGTCGGAATCGTGCTGCCGTCCTACGCTCCGAGACGCACCAAAACCACCTGCCCGGTGTGCTCGGAATACCGACGGAAGAAACGGCATAAGTGCTTGTTTGTCATCATAAAATCCGACGGAGACGTAGGCTGGAAATGTAACCATTGCGACTGGAAAGGACCCGCCGCAGAGCACGTTATGGGACTTTCCGAGGACCGCCCCTACATCCCGCCGCCCTATAGCTCGCGCGAGCTTGAATGGGAGCCGATGCTGCCGGCTCCGCCGACCGCCCCGCCACCCAGCCCGCAAGCCCTGTCATGCGACCACCTTTCCACCTACCGCGACAAGCTCGGCCGCCTTTTGTTCTACATCAGGCGATTCGACAATGAAGAGGGCAAGCTGATCCTGCCGCTGACCTACGGCAGGCTCGGCGATAATTTCGGCTGGCACCAGCGCCGCTGCGCGCCGCCTATCCCGCTGTATAGGCTCGACCTGCTTTCGGCCTATCCGAAGTCGCCGGTCGCCCTGATCGAGGGCGAAAAGAAAACCGACCACTTCAACAACATGGTCGAGCGCGAGAACCTGTCATGGCTCGGCCTGTCATGGTGCGGCGGAGCCAAGTGCGCGGAGCACGCCTCGCTGCGCCCGCTGAAAGGCCGTGTCGTTATGGTCTGGCCCGACGCCGACGAGGAAGGGATTGCGGCCGGCAAGCTGTTGGTCAAGCGGCTGCGCGACGAAGTTCCGGGAACGTCAAGCGGGCTGCTCAACACGGATGGGCTCGATGCAGGCTTTGATTGCGGCGATGTGCAGTCACTGACTGCGTTCCTGCGCGGAAGGACGGTGCTATGATGCGATTGACCCAAGTACCGGACCCCGACGTACTGCCCGATGCCGTCAGGTTCGAGGACTTCTATGCGCTGGCCCCCGAGAACAAATTCATCTTCGCCCCCAACGGCTCGCTCTGGCCGGCCAAAACGGTCGACTCCCGCTTGCCGATCATCGGCAAGATCGCGCCGTCCAAGCGCCTGCACATCGAACGCCCTGTCGAGGATATGTCGTGGGCTCCGGGTGCGCCGCGCCTGATCCGCCACAAGCTGCCGGTGGAGGCTGGATGGATCGACCACCCCAACGCCACCGTGTTCAACCTGTACCAGCCGCCGCGCATCAAGGGCGGCGATCCGACCAAGGCCCAGCCATGGATCGATCACGTCTACAAGGTCTATCCCGACGACGGCGAGCGCATCATCCGATGGCTGGCGTTCCGGGTGCAGTCGCCCGAAATCAAGATCAACCATTGCCTCGTGCTCGGCGGCGAAGCTGGCATCGGGAAAGACACCCTGCTCTACCCGGTGGTCTACGCGGTCGGTCCATGGAACGTCGCCGTCGTGTCGCCCGTCGCGATCCTCAGCCGCTTCTGCGGCTGGAAGCGCAACGTGCTGCTGATCGTTTCGGAAGCCCGCGACCTCGGCGAAGCAACACGGCCGGCATTCTACGAACACATGAAAGACCTGCTCGCCTCGCCGCCGGAAATGCTGCGCGTCGATGAAAAGAACCGCAAGGAATACTGGATCGCAAATCTCGTCGGCGTCGTCATCACAAGCAACCACAAGGTCGGTGGCCTCTTCCTGCCCGAACAGGACCGGCGTCATGATGTGTGCTGGTCGCCGCTCGCCGCCAAGTCGCCGGGCATCGAATACTTCGACCAACTCTACCACTGGTTCGATTACGAGAACGGCATCGAGCACGTCGCCGCCCTGCTCGAAACCTACGACGTAAGCGACTTCAACCCCAAGGCCCCGCCGCCGCAAACCCCCGCGTTCTGGGAAATCGCCGTCGCCTCGGTGCCGGGACAGGTGACTGAAATCGAGGACGCTATCGAAGGCCTCGGGAGCCCCGACCTGTTGGTGATCCCGGACCTGATAAGCGTCACCAGCCTGACCCCCGGAGACACCGTCGCCATGCTGCAAGACCAAGCCAACCGCCACATGCTGCCGCGGTGGATGGAAGCGGCCGGTTATGTTGCAGTGCGGAACCTAAACGCCAAGAACGGGAAGTGGCGGATCAGGGCCTACGGCGGGAAAAAACTGATGGTCTACGGCAAAAAGACGATCTCCCCCAACGTCTTAACCAAGATGGCAACCGCAAAATACAGCTAATCTCTGGTACTGATGGTACTGTCACATACCCGCCTCGCGCGTATTCTCTTGACTGGAGTTCACTCTGTACCAACAGTACCGGTCCAGTACCAACAGTACCGGAGAATTTTGGGGAAAATATCGCAAAGGGGGCGGCCGCGATTCTCACGCCGCGTCCCGGAGCCGTTAGGAAAGAGTTCCTAGGAGTTCCTTCCTAGGACTGCCGTCCTATAGCGGCTAACACAAGCGGCCTGTATTGTCAAGCCATTATCTTTACAGTCAACCGAATAAATCTCTTGACTTCAAGCGGCCTATTTCGATTCGCGCGGGCTGTCTTCTGTTGCGGGTACGTCTCTGATCGTGTCAAGCGATATTATTGACATGCGGCGGATTGACAACTGCGGGGAGGCGGAGGGTTGGTGTGCATTCCGTATTGACAGCGGAGTGTCATGGAATATACATTACACCAGTTTATGCGAGGTGATCATGAGGGATAAGCTTCCCGACAAATTGGAAGATGGGCGAGTACGGTCAGGTGCGTACGGTAGCCGCAAGGGTGAGTTACATGGTGCGTTCCGAGTCCAAGGGCCGTGCGGCATTAGCCTAGTGATCATCTCGTCGGGGCGTGACAGTGAGTATTCTTGGGAGCACGTTTCGGTATCAGGTCAGAAGCGGACGCCGAACTGGCAGGAAATGTGTTTCGTTAAAGACCTGTTTTGGGGCGACGAGGAATGTGTGATGCAACTACATCCACCCAAATCGCAGTACGTCAACCTGCACCCCCACTGTTTGCATTTATGGAAACCGATGCGCGTGCATATTCCTGTGCCTAAGTCGATCTTGGTTGGTCCGCTGAAAGTTGACGGAGGGGAATGGGCATGAAGCTGCATCCATTCTACGACTGCGTGAAGAACACAGCCGAGTTGATCGACCGAGGTATCGACATTCAGCAGCAATTCATCTGCGCGCACTGCGGGGTCAAGCAAACGATGGATACCCCGAACCGGATGTTCACATCAGGCAAGTGCGAGGAATGCGGCAAGCTGACCGACATCGTCAAGGACGGCTGCAACTACATGGCGGTGATCGGTGTCTCAGCTAAGCGACAGCGGGCTCCGTGACGAAATACCAATTGACCTGTCCCATGCCGGAAAGCCCGATTGCTTTCGCAGCGGCCGGGGTGATGTCGATGCCGGCTCCGTTCGGGATCGAGCCTTGGTTGGGTCCGCGCGGCAGCGGCGTCTTGTCGAGATAGCAGGCTTCGGCGAGCGGCCTGTCGCCCGTGAGCCAGTAGGGATCATCGACCAGCCAAGGGCCGATGTCCCGTATGTCGCACTCGGCCGTCTTGCCGGTGGCGATGCTCTGAATGAACACCTTGGGCCTCGTGCCGGTGAAGCGCCACGGCAGCGCGCAGCTGATCTCGGTATCGGTGATGCTGTCGTAGGGCGGATAGGCGCTCTTGTTCGGGTCGGCCTTGCCGCCGAACACAGAGCACTTGATGTCGCATTGGTTCGGTGGGAACAGCGGCGTCGCCGGCTCTTCGGGACCGGGCTCCTGCACCATAAAATCCTGACTGTTGATTGTGATGACGGCTTCGCCCGTGACCTTGATCTGGATGTCGATCTGCGGAACGACGGCGTCCGGTGGTGGCTGTTCGGGTTCGACTGGCGGCTCCGTCGGCGGCTCGCCGATGACGACTTGGCCGATCACTTCGGCGATGCTGCGGCAGATCGCATCGAAGCGTTCGCGATACAGGTTGCCGTCCGTTTCGCTATCCACAAAACAAACCTCAAGCAGTAGGGCTGGCTTGCTGGTGTTGTTCAAAAAGTAAAGGTCCGTCCTTTTCTTGGGACCTCTGTTGATGAAGCCGCCAGCCTTGGCCATCCCGGCGGCGACGCTCGACGCCAGCGCCTGCTGAGTTACGTACAGGCATTCAGTGCCCATGGCCTTCGCGGTCTTCTGATAGGCGTTGAAGTGGACCGACACGTCGTAGTCGCGGGCCTGCGCGTTGTGCCAGTTGACGATGGTCGAAAGGTTCTGGTTCTGCGTGGTTGAGGTGTCGTCGTGGAACGACCGGACTTCGACGCCGGATGCAGCCCACAGATCGGCGACGCGATTCACGACGAGGCGGGCTTCATCGACTTCATCGAGATAGGGTGGACGCGGCGAGCATGATGCGCCCCGGATATACTTCCCGTGGCCGGAACTGATTGCGATTCGCATAGCTATTCAACCCTCCTACTTATTGCGCCAGTTTGGCCTGTTCCGCCCGATAGGCATAGATCACTACCATGTTCACTAAATCAGCGTTTGCCGCTTCAAGGCTGGCGATCCTTGCAACGGCCTTGCGCAGTTCCGCTCGGGTCGCCTCTAACATCTCAGCCAAACCATCGTCGTTTGGTTGCTTCATTGGTTTCTCCTAGTGCGCCATTAAACGCAGCTCGCTGCGCGCGGCGCACGCCGTGGCGTAGGTGGCGGCAGATCGGGCCTTCCGGTGATGGTAGCGGCTGCGATCCCCGTCAGCTTGCTGAGACGTTCAGCCTGCACGCCGGTCGGGCGATACGCACCGCGCTGCCAAGCGTACAGATTCTGCCGCGACACGCCAGCCGCTTCAGCCTTCGCCACCATGGTCCTGCCGGGGATTTTCGCGATCACATCGGCCATCGGCTTTCTCAGTCGCGCCCTGATCCTATGAGCGAGCAGAAGCAACCCTTCGTCGCCGTCGGCGTTCGTCAGTCGTTCGGCGAGCTTGAGCGCCGCCTTAGGTGTTACCCTGCGCTTCTTCATAGACTTTCCCTCTTTGTGAAAGCGTAAATGTGTCTGCTTGACATTGTAGCGTCAAGCGTCATAGGTTACAACAATAGTGGAGCAAAAACATGAATGATCTTGCGAAGCGGCCAGCGCCGGCCTTGGCGCTTGGCGACAGCCTGATGCGAATGCTGTCCGATCCCAATATCAGCGCCGAAAAAATGGCCGTCCTTTTGAACATGCAAAAGGAAATCATGGCCGAGTCGAGAAGGGAGGCATTCCAAGCGGCCTTTGCCGCGATGGCGCACGAATTACCGCAGGTGGACCGGCGGGGCAAGGTCGAGCTTATCAAAGATGGGAAGAAGTTCGGCTCCTACAATTACGCGAAGTGGGAGGATATGGACGACATCATCCGGCCGGTCCTGTTCAAATTCGGCTTCTCGTTGACGTTCGCGAGCCGGGTCGATGGCCCGAACATGATCCTGACCGGCAAGCTGATGCATGCCGGCGGGCATTCCGAGGTTTCGGAGCGCCGGTTGATCGCCGATCCCGGCCCGGGCCGCAACAATCTTCAGGCTGAGGGCAGCGGCCTGAGCTACGCCAAGCGCTATTTGGCCGAGGGCCTGCTCAACATCGTTCGCAAGGGCGAGGACACCGACGCCATCGGCGCGGGCTTGCAGCCGATCAGCGAGGCGCAGGTGAAGCAGCTGGCCGGGCTTCTGGGTGAGACAGGCACCAAGGAAGAAACGTTCCTACGGTTGTTCGTGACCGGGATCGAGAAGCTCGATCAGGTCCCGGCGCGTGAGTTTCCGAGGCTGAAGAACGCGCTCGATGAAAAGCTGAAGAGCCTGCTGAAGTCGAAGAACAAACAGGGGCTTTGAGCTATCGGAATGAACTCAGACTGGCTGGGAGTGGCATTATGGCAACAGTAATCCGGGTTGAACGAGGCTCTGAGGTCAAAGGACGCCCCGGCGTGTTCCCTTATCGGGCGACCGCGCGGGGGGTCGAAATAAGCGGTTTAAGCCGGACCCCCCTCCTAGATGCCTGCCGGCAGATTAAACCGCTCCTGAGTGACACCGCGGGGGTTTCTTGCGCCATCTATCGCGAGGGGATGGCTGAGGCTGATCTGACGTGCGGCTTGGATTGGGGTGCAGCGCACTCGGTCCGGGAGGAACCAAATGTAGCGTTTCAGTCCTATAGGCCGTTTCACGCCAAGGGTTCCTGAAACGTGACCAAGCGCAACGTATGCCCATGCTGCGGCCAGCGGGTGTTGGTGCGTCACGGCGTGACGTTGCCGCCGTTACTGGCTGACCTGTTCGATGTCATCGAGCACTCTGGGGCCGGCGGTCTTTCATCGGAAACGCTGGCCGACGCGTTCTATCCCGGTCAATCGCGCCCAGCCGCGCAGCGCCGCGTGATTACGAACGTCGCCCATCTCAACATCCGTCTGGCAGAGACTGATCTTGAAGTGCGGGCCTCGCGCCACGAACCGTATCGCGTGCTGAAGAGAGTGAAGCCATGACCAAGCGGCACGAACCCCTGCGGCATTCGTCCGGCGAGCGAAACTTGCGCAAAGTCTTCCATCATCTGCAATGCCTTGAGGAAGAACTCGCCTATCTGGATTTGCTGTTAGTCGAAGCCGCCGACAAGCTGCGGTATGTACGCGGCCGAGTTCTCAAGATTCGCAACCGGATGAAATCGGAGCAAGCATGAAACCGAATCCATGGGCGATGACCGACCATGCGGCCTTCCGGGCTCGGATGGATCAGTTCTACGAGGAAGGTGGCGGCCTCGCCCGGGCGTATCTGGTGCGCGGCGACGACGACAGCATGCGATCGGCGATTGATGCCAAGGACCCGCTGGCACTCGCGCTCGTCGCAGCGGTCGTCGATAGCCTTAAAGGGATCGAGCTTCACGGCTCCTCGGTCTGCTGCCTCGGCTGCGAGCGCGTCGTCGGCGACAAGACACCCGGCGCGTTTCTGGTCTGGCTGCCGGGCGGCAAGACCGAAGCGCCGATGGAGCACGAGAACGTCATGGCGATGCCGATCTGCATCCCCTGCGTCAGGCGCAAGAGCACGGAGCGGCTGTTCGAGGCCGCCACCGCGATGATCGCCCGCATCTTCCCCAACATGGAGATCATGGATGGCTAAAATCTATCGCGATGTCGAGCAAGGCTCCGGCGATTGGTATCGCCTTAGGATGGGCAAGCCGACCGCAAGCAACTTCCACAAAATCATGAGCCCGATAGAGATGAAGCCTTCTAAATCGGCGAAGGATTACATGTTTCGTCTGATTGCGGAGCGACTACTAACCGAGAGCATGGATGATCCCTTGAATGTCGAATGGGCCGTACGTGGCAGAGAACTAGAACCAGCCGCCGCCGCTCAGTTTGAGTTTCTTAACCAGATCGAACTTGAGGCGGTCGGCTTCATAACTAACGACAAAGGGTCCGTTGGCTGTTCACCGGATCGGTTGATCAAGGGCAAAGCGGAAGCGCTAGAAATCAAATGCCCGGCGCATTGGAAGCAAATCCGCTATCTGATTGAGGGGATCGAAACGGAATATAAAGTTCAAGTCATGGGCCAAATGTTGATCGGTGAGTTCGAAAAGATTCATCTCTACAGTTACAGCGACCGGATGCCGGCTCTGCATATCGTGACCCAGCCCGACCTCGCTTACATGAAGCACTTGGGCCGCTTGGTTTCCGACTTCTGCGAGCAACTTGATTACTACACTGAGAAAGCTCGGGCGTTGGGTGCATATGCAGTTAACGTGAACTTCTCGACGCCGTTAGACGAGACTGTGCCGGGTGCAGATCCGTTGCAAATCGTAATTCCAGATTGAACGCGGCTGGGTGTGGCGAGGAGGGGCTTGGCATGGCGTGGCGGAGCGGGGCGTCGCATTGTATGGCACGGCACGGAGAGGCGGAGCGGGGCAAGGTAGGGCACGGCAAGGCGAGGCGCGGTATGGCAAGGCAACTTAACCAAAGTGGAGAGCAAAAATGAGAATAGCAATTGAGATCACGAGCACGAGCCCGTTGCTGGTCAACAAGTTCACCGATGCGGCAGCGCAGGCGGCGACCAGCGGCATGAGGGGATCATCCGGCGGCGCGGATCGCGGAACGCCGCGCGAAATTGCCGAGTCAAAGTTGTATCTGGACAGTGATGGTAAGTTCTGCATCCCGCAGCCGAACCTATTGAGATGCATCGTCGACGGCGGCTCTTTCCACAAGATCGGCAAAAAGCAGGTCACGACCAAAGAAAGCAGCTTGGTTTACGCTTGCGCGAACATCGTCGGCTTGTCGATCCCCATCGAGCACAAGCAGCCGTGGTCCGTCGATATCAGGCCAGTCGTGATTCCGGCGACGAAGGGACGCATCCTGTGTCCGCGCCCACGCTTCGACGACTGGGCTCTGAGTTTCGAGTTGGTGCTTATGACCGACATCATCGGCCCGGGTCTGATGCGCCGGATTATCGACGACGCGGGGACGAAGATCGGCCTCGGGGACTTCCGGCCGGCGCGCAAGGGGCCGTTTGGCCGGTTCAACGTGACCTCTTGGCAAGAAATTGTTCCGGAAGCTCTGAAGGAAGCGGCGGAATAGACAAGGCAGGGCCTAGCGTGGCCGGGCAAGGCAAGGCCCTGCCGGGCAAGGCCGGGCTAGGCCGGGCGGCGCGACGCGCGGCGCGGCAAGGATAGGCGAGGCATGGCGCAGCCGGGCTTGGCGGAGCCGTCACGGGCACTGCTAGGCATGGCACTGTGCGGCGTGGCGCAGCGGGGCAAGGTGCGGTCAGGCAAGGCCATGCATGGCCGGGCGTGGCATGGCGTGGACAGGCGAGGCGAGGTTGGGCGGTGCAAGGTGTGGCGTGCCCCGGCAAGGCAAGGTAGATTAACGGTTATGTGCTAGCCAAATTGAAGGGCAAACAACAAAGGCGCAGTAAATGGCTAAGGCTCCTAAACGGTACAAATCCGGAGATTGAAGAGCCAACCACGTCAACGCGATTCCCCCGGCAACACAGACGAGCACAATAAGTCGCGCTGACAACACCAGCAGCAGCACGTTGATCGAGGCGATAACGCCGGCCTTCCAAGCGGCTCTATGCACGAACTCCTGCTGGACGCTAGGAGGCGTCGTCATCCCCGAAATCGTCTGCTGCAAGCTCGGCTGCGGCGGAGCGGGTGCGTCCGGCAGTCGCCTTTCGCCCACGACTTGCATTAGCCGCGAATGCCTTGGAATATTTCCGGACTGCGGAACCTGATCCTCTTGTGCCACCTCTGTCCTCCTTGCGTAGCGCAACAAATACCGTCTGAATCCGGGCCACCGCAATTAGTGCGGCTATCCTTTCCTTGATGTCGAGATTCTGCTTCACGTCCTCCTCTTCGAGGTCGTCGAGGAGCCTTGCTATCTGACGGTAAAGTCTGGCGTTGACGTTCAGCGGATCGCTACTGTCGGTCATTCATTGTCCTCCGTGTCGTCGGCCGCTTTCTGCCTATTTGGGGAGATATACAAGCGGTCGCTTTTCCCGGCCGTTTGCGGCTGCCGTGGAGTGACGGCCAAGCGGTCGCCTTTCGCGCTGCGGTTCACGCCACTGTCATCGGCAAGTGCCGCGCTGGGGGCAGACTGCGCTGCCGCCTGCGGGGTTGCTTCAAGCGGGTTCCGGCCTCGCACCATCCCGGCAAGAGCGCCTTCTCGGCCGCCCTGCGTCCTTGCTGCGTATTGTGCGGCGTTTGAAAATGGTGCGGCCACGCCGTGCATTGTGTTCAAGATAAATCTCGGGATGCCGGCGGCATGTCCTGCGGCGGTCGCTAATGCAGGCCCCGCTCTCGCGGCCTGACCGGCAAGCGCTGGCAGTCCCACACCACCTAGCCCGCCTAAGAGCGCTTGCGCCCTTTTAGTCCGCCAGTAATCGCCGCTTCCGCTCACGGGCTGAAGCGCTCCGGCTATCGTGCCAGCCAAAGCCCGTGAAGCCGCTGAAGCAACTCCGGCAGCGGGCCACAAGAGCGATGGGGCGACGTTGCCCAACACTTCGCCCCCCATACCCAGCATGGTGCTCTGGGCTTGCTTGCGATAGTTGCGCGCCCAGTCGCGCGTCGCTTGCGGGGCCAAGTGCCAGTTGCCAGATTTCTCTGCGAGTTGAACGATGCCTTCGACCGGGTCAATGGTGCCCTGTATGACGCCTTGCAGCAGGTCGAGTTCGTTGCCGACCTTCCATCCACCCTCAACACGGCCCGGGTCGCCAGCTTGCGGATCGTCCAGTTGCTTGAGCAGTTCGGGGTCGGTGACTTCACTCATCGTACCATTTCCCGTTTCGCCTGTAGTAGGTTTTGTCTCCGATCTTCCGCGTCTCCTCGGCACTTAGCTCCCTCGCGATGTCCGCGTCGGAGATCGGTGCAGGCGGCTGCGTACCGGAGATTTGCGCAATGCGGCCGTTCAGCGAGTTGATCTCGTCGCTGATCGGTCCAAGCTTGTTGTTGTAGTCTCGCTTGATCACGGCGATGGTCGCTTCAAGCTGCGGCACGCTGATGCCGCCAGCGAAGAACTCGCGCATCTCCTTCTGCACCGACACCGGATAGACCGCGCCTGTGCCCGACGAGCCTGTCGACAATATGCGACCCACGTCAGTGCGGACGTTCCTCAGTTGGGCATCGAACGCGGCAACGTCGGGATCGCCCGTCACCGTCCGCCTGCCCCGACGAACGATGTCGTCAACGATTGGAATCTGGGTTTCGAGGCCCCGCTCTCTCAGCCGCCGCGCCAGCCGCACGAGATAGTCCATGTCGCGTACGTTCTTAACGACCGTGTCGCGGATGTTCGACCGCATCTTCTCCTGCTGGCCCAAGGCTTGCCGCAGCGGCGCGATCTCTGCGCGCCGCGCATCCATCTCCCGTTGGTCCTTCTTCTTCTGAGCGGTTCGCGTGAAATCTGGGTCAATCCTGCGTGCGATCTGCGTCGCGATCTGCATGGAAGGCTTGGCGCTTGCCGTCGGCGTTAACTCGGTCGTGCCGTCGAGCAAGCCCTGCACCAGATCGCCCATCGCTGGGTTGGCGGCCCGCGCGCGCGCTAGAACCTCATCCCCCTTGAGGCCCTTGTCGTTGATCAGGCTGTGCATGTAGTCGTCGAGCCGTTCCCTCTGACCCTCAACCGCGCCCCTGATCGCATCGTCTTTCGGAAGCGCAGGCTTGCCGTCCATCTGCGCAGCTTGAGCCGCTTGGTTGACGCGCTGCGGCGCAAGCGGCACTTGGTAGCTCGGGGCAGTCGGTGCGGCGGTCGTTGTATCAGCCGTTGGGGGTGTGGCGTCAGGCGTCTCGGTTGTCGCGTCCGGGTGATCAGGCGTTGTCTCCGGCTTCGGTGCCGCCGGCGCTTCCGGCGCGGTTGGCGCAGTTTGCGGTTGGTCGGTAGCCGGGGGTGAGGCCGGTGTCGGCGTTCCGAACCATTGCTTGCGCTGCTGCTCCTGCTGTCGCGACTTCTCCTGCGCTTCCTTCAGCTTTAACTGCTCCGCCTGAATCCGCAGCAGCGCTGCCGTCTTGTTCAAGTCCTGACCGTGGGAGTCGTAGGACTTCATCAGATTGTCGAGGCCCGGCCAATCGTCCTCGGCCAGCATACGCAGAACCGTCGTGTCACCGTGCGACCGTGCGACTTCCTCGATGCGCCTGCGAAACTTCTCGGTGTCGCCGGCGGTCGTCTTGCCGTTTGCGTCGACCTTCGGACCCCAAGCCTCATACGCGTTGCTGTATTGGGTCAGCATCTCGTCCTGTCTGTATTTCTGAATCTGCATCGTGTGCTGGGCCTGCTGCCAGTTCAGCTGCGCCTGCTCCCTGTAGCCCTTGTTAAACGCCTGCTGCGCCTGAGCGGTGTATTGCGCGGCTTGGATGGCGGGCATCCCGATGCTGGGTGGTCCCCAACGGCCCCAGAACATCGCGTTGTTGTGGATGTTCGGCAGGATGTCGCTCTCGGTCGGCACATGCATCCCGGTGGGTATACCCCCCTGATAGTTATCCATGCCCCGCAACACCCAATCGTCGGTGCCCCACTCGCTCGCCGGCCGATCACGCAACGCCGGGTTCTGCGCTGTCGGGACGTAGGGCACGACAGACTGCTTGCCGCTGAAGCCGTAGGGCCGGTCCTGATCATCCGACTCGCGCGGCGTCGCCTGCGCCTGCTGCTCCGGCTTCGGCGCGCCGAACTGACCCGGAGCCGGCGTCAACTGCCACTGGAAGGTGTCAGACATCTTTCACTCCGCGTAGGCTCTCACGGCCCCTGAGCGTATCTCGTTCAACCGCTGTATCTGGTAGCGCCGCGCCGGCTTGAGGTACTGGGTCGTGAAGGCCGAAGCGGCTTCTTCCGGCGAGCGTGCGGTTTTCAATGTCGCCCAAAGCGCCGGATAGTTGGATTTCAAATTAGCGACGAGGAACTGGGTCTGTAACTTCGGATCGCGCCAGTCGCGGCCGGCGAGCCACCGCACATACTGAGGCCACGTGTCCGCGCCCTCTTGGAACAGCCCATGAGCGTTGGCGGCTTCGGTCCCTCGCCACTTGGCGGCGTGCTGATCGTTGAGCACGCGCGATGACGGATTGAAGCCGCTTTCGCGGTCGGCGCTGTAGAGAATGCCCTGAATGGCACTTTTGGGCAGTTCCTTCAGTTCCGCAGAGATGACGGGAGCCACGGCGGCCCTGCCCGACGGCATGGTTCCGTCCGACTTCCGGCTCGGCGCTTCCGGGGTCGCCCCACTTCCTGCATCAGGGACCGTCGTAGACGGGCCAGCGCGGACCGCTGGTGCGTTATTTCGGCCGAGAGCTACATTCCTACCCTGCGCGTCCACAAGCCCCTGTCCGGGCACGAAACGGGTCCCGGGAGGCGCTGGCGGGAACATCATCGGGTTGGTTCCGCGCGGCGCGGCCTGACCCTGAGCGAGCCAGGGTGCAGCCGCTTGGCCTTGCGCGCCCGGCTGCTGCTGTCCGCCCAGCAATTGCTGGAAAATGTTCCCCATGCCCTGCTGCCCGCCACCCATGGCCGCCGCGATCTGCGGGTTCATCCGCATGAAATCTTGGATCAGGGAGCCGATGGCCTGCGGGTTCCCAGACATCAGGCGCATGATGTCGCTGACAATGTTTCCCATCCCCATATTCGGCATCTGAGGGGTGATAGGCGGCCCAGCGCGGCCCGCTGGTGCGTTTTGAGGCGTGGGGGCTACCCTAACACCCGACGTTGGCGCGGCAGCCGGTGGGGTCGCGGTGGTGTCCTCTCCCGTTCCCCCCACCGCCGCCGCGTTCGGCCCAGCATCCTGTGCCTGCTGGGCCGCCGGGAAGCCAGCGCTAGGTGTAAGCGGCCCTTGAAGGTTGTTCATGGCCCATGCCGGCGGAGAGCCACCTTGAGCCCCGACGCCGTAGTTGCTGCTCTCCCTCACCGATTGGGGATACCCGCTCGTAACTGGCGTTTGGTCACTGCCCGGCAGGCCATAGGTTCCCCGCGCGTTGGGTGGAATGCCGGGATAATACGTTCCCGGAGGAGAGCCGTAGACACCGGCACCCGCACCGGCCAGACCCTGCCTCCCAGTCGTGAAAACGCTGTCGTCCTGCGGCGCTGTCCACCCGGTCGGTCCCGCAACGGCCGGCGTGCCGCTCGGATTGAACGCCAGCTGCGCCTGCGTGGGCGTCTCCGGCGTCGCTTGCGGGTCTGGCTGCGTGTTTGTCTGAGGCGGGGCCTGCGCCTGCTGTCCCGGCTGCGGGGTCGTCCCGCTCAAATTGCCGCCTAGGTCGGTTCCCGCCCCGGTCGGCCCGATCCCGGCCGCATTGCCGGTGATGGCGTCCGTCGCAGCTATCGAGGGATCACCCATACCGAAGACGCTGCTAAGCAGGCCGCTGGGATCGCTCACCCCGCCGAGGCCGCTTAGATCACCCGCACCAGTCAGCGAACTGAGCCCGCCCGTCGCGACCTGCGGCGCAGTCCCGCCGAAGATGGAACTCAACCCGCTAGTCAAGCCGCCCAATATCTGACCCATGACTGCACCTACGAAGGCGAGCCGGTGTCGCCGCCGCTAGTATTGGCGGCATTGGCGGCATTAGCGCCCTGCTGCTGGTTGAAAGCCGAAGAAATCTGGCTCAACTGGTTACTCTGGAACGCCTGATTGGCAGGGCTGCCCGCCACCGCCGGATTGGTGGTGTTCTGGGTTTGCAACTGCCCCAGCGCCGCCTCGGCCATGCTGCCCAAGCCGAACTCGTCCATGTGCTGCGCTGTCCCGGGGCTGCCGAACTGCAAGCTGCCGCCGGCCTTCGCAGCGGTCGCCGGATCGCCGCCGAACACGTTCGGATCGGGCACACCTAGGCCGAGTTGGCTATAGCGGTTCTTGATCATGTCGATGCCCTGACCCAAGGCTTGCTGGATCAGGCCGAAATCCAGCCCGGATATTCCACCGCTGCCGTCTGTGCTCTGCTTGCCGCCGCCGCCGCTGCCCATGCGGGACTCCTATGAAGGCGTGCTGGTGTCCGTGCTGCCGCCAGTGTTGCCGCCGGTATTGCCGAAGCTGCCCTGTGTCGTGCCAAAGCCAGACGCCAGCGATTGCAGGCTGGACTGATTGGCTTGATTGGCTTGTTGTTGCGCTGCTGCTGCTGCATCCGAGATACCGGCCGCCTGCGACGATCCGCCCAGCACCGCCCCGGCGTTCGCGAAGCTCTTATTGGTCGATAGTCCCATGCCTTCGCTGGCGAACGCCGCATTGTTCTTCAGGATGTTCTGGCCTTGAGTGTAAGCGGCCAGCGCCGCTTGCTGCGGGCTCAATCCGCCGCTGCCTGAACTACCGCCGCCCGCCGCCTTGCTGGCGAGACCGACGGCTGGACCTATAAAGCTGCCAAAGCCACCCATTGTCATAGCCTCAGTTGGAATCGCGGTGATATCTCGTTTGCTCCGATGCGGCGAGCCATCATGGTCAGATCGTCATTTTCGGATGTCAAGCGCCACGATGAACACTTCCTGATCTTAGCCCACTCGACCGATACCCGGAGCAGCCGCAGCGCCTCCCACATCGCGCCCTCGTCGGCGCACACGAGGATTATGTTGGTTTCGAACTCGGCCGGAATCCAAGGAACGCAGCACAGCATCGCGACCAGAAACGCATTCTTGGTTCGGATCGGGAGGAAGATCATCGGAGACTTGAGCACGATGTTGCGGAACCACGTCTCGGTGCTCAGTAGATCGAACTTGTCGGTTGGATATCGCTTGGCAGCAACCTCAAGCATCCAAGGAATGTCGGCCTCGGTAATGGGTTTTACCAGAACGGCCAGACCCACTGTATCGCCGGCGGGGGCAGGGGCACGTTCGGTGAGATCGTGTTGCTCCCTACGTAATGCTCGATCCAATTGTCGAACTCCCAGAGTTTACGCTGCCTCGGGTCGTTCAGATCATATTCGCGCAGCAGGCCACCTATGCGCAAGCCTATCGTTGAAGCGCCGAACTGGGTCGGCAGGTGTTGCAAGGCGTCATTCTGCGCCTGCTGGTGGTTCAAGGCCCACGGACCGGCCGGGTTGGAGGGGTCCATCTGGTCGATAAAATACGGCACCACGGAGAAGCGGTCGAGAGGCGACATCACGCCCAAAGCGTTCCTGTGCGACATTGCGTGCTGAAAGGCGAACGTCGGATCGTCGAGGTTCAGCAGTTCGAGGCTTGACACGTCAATCGTCTGGCTTGTCGCGGCTGCGAACCGAACGCGAAAGAAGTGTCGAACCTTCCTGCGCCGGAGCGCGCGTGTTGGACGTGCCCATCGGATCAAACCCGCGCGGCGTGACGCGATCCATTCCGAAGTCGCTTGCGGTGCCGTCCGGCAGCAGGCCTTTTGGACCGACGCGCGGCTCGGTTCCCAGACGCAAAGGCCCGGCGAGTGGTCGACCTGATCTCAGAAAGCCATTCGGCGTGAGATAGTCCGCGACCGGCTGGCGTTTGACCGCCGGCCATTCACCCTGTTTCCGCTCTGCCATCTAGCGCCTCCGGTGCCGCCGCCTGCGCGCGCGGCGCAGGTTTCTTCGCGCGGCGGCTTTCTGATGTCGAGTTGCCATTTGTGAAGCGCCTTCCTTGACTGATAAGTCTCTCGTACGTGCTCCATGGTAGAACAACAAGCGGCTGTTGCCGGTCGCGCCTGAGGAATAGGAGATCAAAGTCGGATAACCAACGCTCTAGCAGAGCGAAGCCGGTTCCTTCCTTCCGCGCCTTCACTTCGGCCACGGCTGGCGCAGCTTCATCGCCGAACAAATAGACATCCACGTCATGGCCGGAGCCTCGGAAGTGCGAGGCTCCTGACAGTGGGTAACGTTCAGACTTGATTCCGATTGCCTTGTGAGCCTCGACGATCTCGCGTTCGATACGGTCTCCCTTGCGGCGCTCGCTTGCGCTCATCTCTCAATGTCCTTTTTCGTGCATTGCTTCGCGCTGTATATCCATTACGTCTATCATCTTCCTTCTTACAAGTCTTGCATTTGCGCCGTGTCCAGCGCCCCTCTTTAACCAGCTGCGTATTTTCTGGCGTAAGCTCGTGTCCGTTCTTGCAGTGAGTTCGCCTTGCATGACGTGCTTTGGCAATGCTAGGCGCGACACCGCGCACGACGTTTTCTCTCGGTGTGACAGCTTCTAAATGATCTGGGTTTACGCAACAGTGTGTTCTGCAAAGGTGATCTATAACGAAGCCATTCGGCATTTCGCCTCTGGCTAGCTCATACGCAATGATTGCGGCCCTACGCGACGATCCTCTTTTAGTCCCGTCATATACGTGGACATATGCGTATCCATGCTTGTCTAATTTGCCGAGCCAAAGATGGCAGCCGCTATTCGGTTCGGGGATCGAATAGCGGTCCATCCTTGCTTGAATCGGCTCACGATCCATTAGCGCCGCGCCGTTCTCGCCGGCCCCGTCCGGCCTCCGGGGCGCGGTGAGCGTCCCCGGGCGCTACGACCGCGCCCTTCTCTGCGGCCGGCCCTGTTCCAATCGCCGGGCCAGCCATCGCCGGACCACGGCATCCGGCAAACCGGACCGCGCCCTCCGGGGTGGTGACGTTTCCGGGCCATTACGGCCTCCGTCGACTACGACGGCCACGCCCGACGCCCTGCCGATGACCGCGAGCGCGCTTCACCCGACTTGTCGGGCGTAGCGTACCGAAGCGGCCGGCGGGATCGACGCGGCTTCTCGGACCTAAATGAATACCTCTGGCCATTACAGCCTCCTCATCCTCCGCATTGTTGACCGAGATGTCAAGTGCGGGCCTTTACGGCTCGCATTAGGCCGGGGGATGAAGCGAGGCAATCGCCAACCCCCCGGCTTCAAGGGATTTGCGGCCCTCATGAGATTTCGCGCATTGTTGTGGGCTGACCCAATACGCGGGGCGGGCATTTACCGCCTCCGACGACGCGCCCTGATCCTGCGGGCTCGACGGGTCTGTCTCAATCTGCCTCTACGGGCCATGCGCGCCTCCTACTTACGGCGGCGGGAACGGCGGACTCTACGTGCTCTGCGTCTACGTGCCATCTGCTCTTCTCCCATTGCTGAGGTGATATGTGGCTTACACTAGGCACCGTACAACGTTCTTTGTTCCCCGGCAATGTGAAGGCGCTCGATAATCATATCTGGGGCAAGCGTAGTCAGGTCGATGGCAATTGCGATGCCGCCGCCCTCGATGGGACACGGGTCCATCCGGTACTTCTCGCCGGCCGTCATCTCGAACCGCACATCCTGCACGCCAGTCGGCACGCCACCGCCCGAAGTCGTAGCCGTCCCCGTGATGCTGACGCCGCCGCCGAAGATGTCATGCATCTCCATGAACAGCCGCTTGAAGTTCTTGATCACCAGCATCGCGATCCCGGTGCCGCGCAACGCCTTAGTCGATAGCCGCTTGGGCAGCCTGTTGTCGGGCTTGGCGAACAGTTGATAGAGCGAGGTCCCGTCGGTGCCGTACGGCGTGATGATGCTGTCCTGCTCGTAGTTGCCAATATGCGTGAGTTCTAGGTTCTGGCTCGCGACCGACCAGAACTGATTCTGCTTAGTCGGGTGCCACATCAGCAGCAGGTTGCGGGTGACGCCGAACGGGTCGGTGAAACGGCCATTGCAGAGCAGCACGCGGAAACCGAACATGGTCGCTGCCGCCATGGTCGGCAGGTAGAGCGAGGTGTCGAGTGTGTTGTAAATGTTTGTGACTTTCTCGCCGATCTCCTGCGCGTCGCCGCCCTGCATCAGGAAGATGCCGGCTCCGTTGTACATGATCATGTATCGACCGATGCGGCCGACGGAGCGCGGGAAACGCTGCCCGACCTGCGGATCAATGTTGGCGTAGTTCATGTTGGTCACGAACGGTGAGCCCGTCGTACCTGTACCGCTTAGCTGGATATTGCTGATCAGATCGGTCGAGCTATCGCCGAACACAAACAGGTAGCCGGCGGACGCGGCGAGGTCCATGTAGCTGTAGGTGAGTTTGTTGCCGAAGTATCCGAAGCTGCCGCCGCCGTTGGTGGTCGAGAAGTCCGCGCCGTTGCTCGGAGCCGAGAAGCTGATGACATCCTTGCCGGCGACGAACAAGCGCTCCTGATAGACTTCCATGCAGTAGATGCCGGGCAGTCCTGTCGGCATAATGGTTGGCGGTGGCAAAGGGGCGGTTTCGGCCTGATCGGTCAGCCAGTCCGGCGCATTGTCGCCGGGCGAGCTAAGCACTTGTCCGTCCCAAGCGTAGAGGCCTTTCGGACTGCCGAACAGCACGCCGCCGTTCTGGCCCGAGACGCTGCCGAAGAATCGAGGCCGCCAGACCACGGCGCTGGCCCAGTACTGCGGCGCGACCGGGTCCCAGATGTTGCCTATTCGGAGGACTTGCAGCGTGTCGAGGTCGACTTGATCGACGTTGCCGTCTGATAAAAACATCCAGCCCAGACGCCCGCCGGCAGGAGGGCCGGGTGCAGCAAACTGCGGAGTGGGATACCCGATGAAACCGAAGAAGATACGTAGGATCGTAACGCCCTGAGGACAGGTGTAGATCGCGGGTCCATGCCCCCAGCAGGTGCGCAGGTTGCCGGGGCCGATGGCGAAGAAGTTCTCGTTGAACCATTCCTCTTGATCATCAATCGTTCCCCTCCGGCCCTGCTGGTTGAGGCCTTTCCATTGTTCGAGGGTGAATATCTCCGGAGGGTTTACTGACTGGATTGGCATTTAGCTTCCTCTCGGTATCGCGTTCCATGTAACCATGGATCGCGTTGTAGCGAGCATTAGCTGCATCAAGGCTCGGGTAAGACGGCCAGTTATTGAGGCCGCTTGCGCGAGCCCGGCGAATGGCTTCATCTTCGCTGACGATCTTGTTGTCCCACACAGTCGGGATCAAGTAGGTCTTATCTCCAAACCCTACAGTGATGTTCAAGAACGACGACAAGCTCCCATTGTCGTGCGGGACGCCGCCGCGATCAAGGTTGCTGAGATGATGGCGGTAGGCGTACTGCTCCTGCGGTGTCATTCTGAGTCCGCGCGTGGCCGCGATATAGTTCTGCATCCTGCGATGCTGCTGCACCCACCTATGAATGAGATCGCTCTGGGTTGGCATTTGTCATTTTCTTCCCAAAGAAAAAATCCTAAGTGTCAAGCACTATGCTTGACACTGCATCTCGCACCACCTTGGAGACCACGCCCTGTTCCTCTAGATTGGCTCCCTCTACGGCGAGCAGCGAACGCATGTCCCCAGAGGAGAGCGGCACGACGCTCCTATCATGCCGGTTAAGAACATAATACGGTTCGCCGCGCGCAGCAGCCTCAATCAGCGCTGCCGGGCGATCACAGGTGCAGAAGATGTATGCCAGTCGCTCTGCTGGTTCGCCGATCAAGTCTTTTATGACTTCACGTTGCGTGGGCGGCACCGACGCATGAGTGAAGATATTGGTTCCGTAGATGCTGTGGAATAGTCCCGCCAAACAGACGTAATCAGGCTCGCCGTGATGCTTCAGAAGATCATGCGTTCCCACAAGATGCTTGAACAATGTCCGGCCTGAATGCCCGACGTTGGCGGTGTGCGTATGAAGAAACTCTGCGATCTTGTCATCGACCAGCATCTGGTACATCCGTCTTGAACATCAATGTCACCCTCAACACCGGACATATCCGCGACACGCCGCGCGCCACATGCGGGATGCTACCATCGAACATCAGGAGGCGATTCGGTTTTGGGTAGACGCCGCAGATGATATCGGTTTTCTCTTCATTGAAGAACACGGTTTCGCCAGCCCAGTTCGGGTTCCAGGCTGAGTGCGGGTAATAGATCGAGGTGAAGGTGCCCTTGAGCACGCTGTCGGTGTGCAGCGTTCCGTCAGAGCCGTAGGTCGCGCCATTGGCGTAACAGCGAATCAGGCGGTGGCCTTTCAGCCCGGTCGCCAGCCAGCGCCAGAAATCGCGCAGGATCGGGTACGGCTCCAACTCCGCCTCGCAGTCGTAGGCCTCTTCCCCGAGGCCCTTGACGTAGCCGGCAAAGTGGCGATGCCAGAATGCAAAGGTGTCGGTCTTGTCACTCGATTTCCAGCCGAATTTCCATTGGCCCTGATGCAGGAAATCGTTGACGATCTTGCGCTGTTCGTCGGGCAGCAGGTCATCCTTGACGCGGATGTCCATCAGCCGCCGTCACCACCGTCACCACCGTCACCGCCGTCTCCAGTGCCATCACCGCCGAAACCATCGCCGAAACCATCAACGGCACCAGCGGTAGGACCGCCAAAAGCACTCGCGTCTCCGGTGTTGGCGCCGCTGAAGCCACCCCCGAAGCCGCCGTCGAAGCCTTCGCCGAAGCCGCCGAAACCTTGGCCGTAGCCGGTTGGTGCCGGGCCGCCGAAAGACGGGCTGTCGCCGAAGATGCCGGGAACGCCGGTAGGGCCAAAACCCGGAGGCGCGGTCGGGGCCGGGCCTTCTATCGCGGCGTCCATTGATAGCCCCTGCAGGGCAGCAGCGAGGGCAGCTGCCGATTGCCCGCCAAATCCGATACCTGGGCCGAAGCCTTGCTGTCCGCCGAATGGGCTGGAGGAAAACCCTTCGCCGGTAAGGCCGTAGCCGGAAAGGCCGCCAAAGGGCGGGCCAATTCCGGGGGTTGCAACTCCAGTGCTTGAGAAGCCGACACCTAATCCGGTAGGAGCCGCCGCTCCGAGGCCAAAGCCGCCACTCAAACCTTGACCGGGCTGGCCTTCTGTCCCGAAGCCGGTACTGATGCCGCCGCCCTCCGGGCTCGCATCGCCGCCCTTCCCGGCGCTAATCCCGCCACCCGTCGTGCCACCCGTCGTGCCACCCGTCGTGCCGCCCGTCGTGCCGCCCGCAGGAGCGCCGTCAAAGCCGCCACCAAATCCCGGCCCGACGGAGCCGCCGAACCCGCCGACGCCACCCCCGTCAAAGCCGCCGCCCGCATTGGGAGACTTGCCGCCGCTCCCCGTAGGCACAGGGACCAATTGCCCGTTGCCAGCATTCATCATGGCGAATTGCTGCGGCGCTCGTTGGGAGAGTTGGCTGATGGACGGCGAGAAGCCCACACTAAAATTCGGCGTCGGCACGGATGGTGCCATCGTCGGCGAGTTGCCCGCAGCATCAAGCGCCGGGAACGAACCCGGAAGAAAACTGCCAGTGAGCGGATCAATCGGCATCATGCGCTCCTCATCGCTGCGCCGTATGCCGTCGCAATAAATTGCGGACACACGACGGAGGCACAAAGCGGAAGCTCGGTATTAAAAAGCTGAGCCATGGCCTGCGCATCTTCCCTCCGCTGTTGTTGCATTAGCGACAACACCGCTGCCCAGTACGCAATCGCATCGGTCCACGGATAGGGAATCGGCTCGGGATCGTTATCGGTCAGAAGCGGCAACGGAACGCAGGTGAGGTCGACATCCATCGGCATTTCCATCGACGGGATCGGCGCGAGATACAGCTTGCCGATTGGCCCCTCGTTAAACTGCGCGTACCATCCGGGTTCGCTGATCGCACCCATGAACGTACCGTTGTAAATCCGGAATCGCGCCTGAAAGTCGGACCACACCACCCGACGCCACATCGGTTTCCAACCGCCTTTGCCGATGGCGATGGCGAGCGAGCGGCAGCCGAGGATCGACTGCACGCCGGGCATCTGATCCTGTACCAGCGCATTCCAGTCGGAGAACGGATAGATTTCCTGATTACGTTTTGTGGTGGTGCCGTCCGGTACGACCCTTAGGCAGCCGCTTGCTGCGGCCACCCTGCGGCGGGCGCGATTGATGTAGTTCGTCATCGTGGGCAGACTGAAGAACTGCCCCTGCGCGTCGTTCAGGAAATTCTGCGTCTCCGTGATGTAGCGAGAGAGCATTGTCGTTGTCCTCGCCGTCCTCGCCGTCCTCGCCAAATTCCTCCGTGCCGGAGAACACCAGTCCGACGGGCGGCGTCGTCACGATCATATTCGGTGGTGGAGGTGTTGTCTGTATGCTCACAGGCGGGTTGGGGAACGTGGTCGTAAAGTCAGGAAAGTAACTCGCGGGAAGCGTTGCGCTTCCGCTCTTGAACTGCGGCTGCTGGACACCGGCCAGAGATGGCGGGACCGGCGCAGGCCTGATGGCGGGACCGACCAACGGGCCTACTGGAACCTTTACGGGTGTTGTTCCCGTCGTTGGCGGAAAAGTTGGCGGTGGAGGCAGTCCGAACGGGGGTGGCGGTATGATCGGCGTGAAGGCAGGAAAGAACGCCTCAGGCCCGGCCGGCGTCCCCGGATGCTCATAGGTGAAACCGTTGAACATCGTGTTGCTGCCAGAGGGCGTTGTGACAGTCACATCCACCGTGGCTGTGAATACGATCTGCGGCGTGTCGCAGGTGATCTCGGTGTCGCTGACCTCAACGATGTTGGTCGCGGTTACGCCATGAAACGTGACGGCTGTCGCCCCAGTAAAGCCGGTGCCGGTGATAATCACGGCGGTCGCGACGCTCGGCAAGCCGGTGTTCGGGCTAATGCTGTTGATGTTCGGCGCGGCCATTAGCGCCTCCAAGTGAGGCGGGGCTGCTGTCCAACGGGCATCACCCATAGCGGCGGACATGGCGGCGGCGGGCAGGGAGGCGGCGGGCACGGCAACGGCTGCGCGCACGGATTTGCGATCAGACCGGTCCCCGGCGCGCGCGTCTCACTCTCAAAGCGCCACGGCAAACGCGGCAGCGGGAATTGGCCCTGCCACCACGGCGGGGCGCAGCTGCGTTGCCACGAATAGGGCGGGTCAAGGTTCTGCGAGCACGGAATGACGTAGCGCGGGCACTGCGGCGGCAGAGCGATAGGTCTGGCGAAAGGCGGTCCCCACATGTGTCACCTACGGAGGTGGCGCGGCCGGGAAGCCGGCTTGACCGCCAGTAATGCCGCTCAGGATGACGCCGGTCGATGGCTTGGAGCAGACGAGATTCAGCGCAGTGAGCGTAAGCCCGACGCTGGCGATCTGACCTTGCGGGATGGTTGAATACCAGCCGGTCCATGCAAAGTTTGCGTCCTCATGCACGACCAGCGTGATGTATTTTGAGTTAAACCCGAACGCCGTCCCGACCGGGCAGTTGAGGTCGAAGAAAATCGGCGTGTCGCCAAGCAGCAATCCTCTGAAGCCGCTATTGACCGGATCGTCCCTGCCCCACCGCGATGATGGATCGTTGTTGTAGCGCTCGACGCTCATAAAATCGGTGAGCAGCGTCGTCCAGTCCTCGACGCTCATCACCACGAAGTCGAGCGCCTCGCCGCCGGAATGCTTGACAGCTTTGAGCAGCGCCGGGATGAAGGTCGCGCGGGTGAGGATAGCCCCGGCAGCGGTGACGTTAAGTCCGGCCCATGCCGGATAGGTGGCGCGGTCGAGGCCGCCATAAATACCTGTCGCGCCATAGGCGTCGTTCAAGGAAAACATCTGCAAGACATTAGTGACAGCTGGCCCGAACAGCGCTCCGGCCAGCGAGTTCAGCGCCGAGTTCTTCATGTCATTCAGCTTGAGCATCAATCGCGAGCACACCGCGATTGCGTCCTGCGTCACCAACTGCTCAAGACCTAGCGAGGTCACGGGGGTTGCGAGCGCGCACATGTTGAACTCGGCGTTGACCGTCGCCGCAACGTCAGCAGGAAGGTTGAACTGACCTGCGGGTCCGATCCACGAACTCGTGACGTATTGTCCTGTCTGCACCGGCTGGGTGTACGGCGATACACCGCCCGAGGCGCGGATGGCATTCCTGAGCAGCAGCGCCAGCAGCGGGTTCTGCCGATAGAGCAGAACAACCACCATTTGAGAAAACACGCGACGAACTGTTGCTTCAAGTTCAAGGCCTATCGGCCCCGACGGGATTATGCCAGCGCCTAAAATAGGCATTGTAAACTCCTATGCTTTACGCAATCAGCCGCCGTTTCTCTGTCGGTCCTGATCGGTGTGGATCGCACGCATGATCTCGTTACGTCCCCACGCCTCGGGGTCTTTCGCGATCTCCGCGAAGCCCTCTTTCTTTTCAATATTCCAACGGCCGTCGCCGTAGGTCGGATCGCTCGCCTTCGGCTCCTTGGTCGCCATCAGCGCCGCACCGGCTTCGTAATCGCCGATGTTGCGGTCGATCATCATCTGCTCCAAGCGGCCCATGGCCTCGTCGGTGAAGCCGTGCTTCTTCTGGGTCGTCGCGCGCATCTTGGCGAACTTCTGTTCCTCCGCCTCGCGCCGCTTGCGTTCCTCGATCGCCTGCCGCTCTTCCTTGTCCTTGTTCAGCCGCTCGTCGAGTCGCGACTCGATGTCGTAGTCCGGGATTTGCAGGTTCGGGTATTTCTTCTTGATCAGTGACTTGGCCTCGCGGTTCAGCTGCGGATCGTTGTAGATGCTTTCAACGAAGTCGGCGACCTGACGGCGAGCCTGTAAAAAGTTGTACTCTTCGTCGGTGAGTTGACGCGGCATCAGCCTGCTCCATTGGTCCGTGGCGAGCCGTCGGCGTGTCGAGTGATAGCGACATTCGCCCACATCGCGACCTCGCGCAGCTTCCGTAAAGTGTATGTCTTGTCAGGCCCTTCGGGCAGCAGGTCATCGAGCGTCTTGGCATAGGTGGCGGCGGCCTCGCGCGCCAGCGCCATGGTGTTCACCTGCTCGTCGGATGGCTTGAGGTATCCGAACGTGGTCTGATCCAGCATGGGCGGCCTCAGTTGGTGTTGTTGCGGCCTACGATAGTCGGCTGCAATGGCACGCCACCCTCAGGTTTCGGAACCACCTTCGGTATGGCACCCCACTCGGAGACTTCGCTCTGAGTATCCACCTGTAGGATCGTCCGTGGAGGCGTCTCAGGCGGCGCAGTGATCGGCGGGTCGTACGAGCGATTTTGTGCCATGATTGCAATCTCCTATCTGACGCCCCGTCTGGCAGAACCGCGCAGCAAGTTTCGATTCGGGCTGTTTCTGTACCCGCTGCCGATGCGGCTAAATTCGCGAGCGAATCTGTTGACGCGACTTAGCCCGGTCGGATCGCGCATGTCGCTCGCATTGATCCCGGGTCGCTCCCGGGCCGAACTACTCCACGCTCGGCTTGCGACATCCGAGACTGACCGGCCATTTCCATCATCATCCGGCATGTTAGGCTCCGGGCATGGGGGTGCTGGGGGTCGGGGCCTGATCGGCTCCGGGCGGCATGCCGCCGCCGCCGCCGTCAGGGGTTCCTCCGGGAGGTCCACCCTTGCCGCCACCGCGCTGCGACATGAGTTTCTGCATTAGGGCATTGCGAACGGTGTTGCGCAACAGGTCCATCAGCTGGGTCTGTTGCGCGCCGGCTGTCGGTGCGCCTTGAGGCAGATGGCGTGCAAGGGCGGAGATGGCGCGGACGGCGTCGCGGTGCTGCTGGCTGCCGGACGCTAATTGTGGCAGGGCGCTTTGCAGCATATCCACCGCTGTTTTCAGCATCATCAGGCCATGGGCGACGTTACCCGGGCCGGGCGCGGAAACCGGCGGTGCCATCCTGCGGCGTGCTAAGGCTGCGAGAACGGGTCCGCCTCCGGTTGGTCCGCCGGCTCCACCGCCCGGAGTCGGAGCGGGAGCGCCGCCCGGGGCAGGGCTGTCGCCGCCGTCATCTGGCGTCGGGGCAGAAGGGTCAACATCCGTGATGGACATGTTGAAAATCCTAAGGCGGGCGGCAAGCTACACCCTCACTTGCCCTTTCGTCTAGCTCCCCCACCCTGTGACTTGTGCGGGAGTTGGAGAACATCGCGCATCAAGTCCTCCTGCTTCTGCTCCTGAGCCGCTTGCGCCTGTGCCTTCTGACGCTGGCGGAGGCGGGCGAGCAGTAGCTCGGCACCCGGCGGATGCATCATGTGGATCAAGTCCTCGGCGTCGATCGCGCCGGCCCGGGCCAAGGCGATCGCAATCTGTCTGTTGTCCTCCGCGAAGGCCGGGCTCGCCGAGTGACTATCGACTTGGACTTGGAAATTGTCGGGCAGGTCGGCGAGCGTGAACTCGGTGCCGTTGTTGGTGATGTAGATTGAGGGGTCCATCGCCTGCATGATCGAGAGCGAGAGATAGCCGCTACTGGCAAGCTGGCGTTCGATGCGTGATGCCTGATCTATCAATCGGGGGGACGATGTCCTGACCAGTGTCTGAGCATGAACGCCAGCCCGCACTCCCGGCTCGCCTTGTCCGCCCATAATGGGCGAGAAGCCGGCAGCTTCGTCAAACAGCTTGAACAGAAATTCCAATTCTTGCAGATATTCGGGCGGCGGCGGCTCGACCAATTTCTGCGCCTTGGCGTTCGGGTTGGGATCGTTCAAGAACCCGCCTTCCGAGATGATCTTGAAATACTGTTCCTCGGTGACGGACGTGAAGCCTGAGAACACCTGCGGCGCGTTGACGTTGCGGTCCCACATGACTTTGATATCGCGTAACCTTTTGTTGAGCACGTCCTGCAACATCTGCACATCGGCAATCATGGACCGGCCCCAGAAATAGCCGGGTGTCGGCTGGGCCTGTATTTTGACGAACGGGTTATGCCCCGGGACGCGCGAGATGTTGCGGCGCTGGTCCTCGCCCTCGATGATGATCATGTCGGGGCCGTAGACCGCTTGGATGGTCGTGTAGTCGCCGTCGCGCTCTCGATCCTTGATCCACAGTTCGCAGAACTTCACGGTCGGCTGCAACTTGCGCTGCGGTCGCCACGGCGTCGGCACTGGGAACACGTTGACGACGCCGGCAGCGGACGGACTGTCGCCAACATTTCCAAGCGGCTGAAGGCCTCCAACGACCAGCTGGTGGAAATAGCTTGGCTCTTCCTCGTCTCGCTCGGTCGGCCGCGCGTCGAGGATGCGTTCGAAGATCGACTTCTTGTGCGGGTGCTGCATCTCCTCAAGCATCGCGCGCAGCCGCGAGATGGTCGGGTAGCTGATATGGCAGAACGCCTCCTGCTCATCCAAGTCGAGCGTCGTCTCGGAGATCACGCCGAAATTCTGCGGATGCACGGGCGCGACCTTGAAGCCTTGCTCGTGCGGCATGTGCTTGAGCATGTAGCAACCGTTGATCAGGCTCCATACGCAAGCCTCGGCGAATGTGATGTCGCTGTCGCTCTGGCGGTAGTCGGCGGACAGCTTCTCGCTGGTCAGCTGCGCGCGTTCGAGCACGGTTTCCGGCTCGCTGGAATCGAACACGATGTTGAATCGGACATCGGTCGGCTGCATCAGGAAGCCGGCGAGGCGGTCGATGAACGGTTTGATCTTGTTGTAGATGGCTGCTTGGACGTTGTAGGTGCCGGTGTAATAATATTGCCCGGCGCGGGCGTAAATCATTCCTCTTTCCGTCGACGACTCCATGCATTCGTCGATGACTTCCTTCACCCACGATTCGAGATCAAGACGGCCTTCCGGAATGCGCAGCATGTTGCCTTTACCTTTGCTGCTGATCAACGCGGAATATTTTGTTCGATGATCGTCACCTCTGGTTTATAAAGGTCGATCCAATGTTGGTAGTCGGCTACGACCATGGTGTCTCGCTCGGCGAGGGTGACGGGGACACCAATGGCTTTCAGTGCGATCTCGATCTCACCGACGATTGCAGACTTGCCAGAGCCCGTTGGTCCGGAGACGGTCACGATGATTTTACTCATGTCTTACCTGTCTATTAATGAAACATATCCGCTTCAATGCGCCATCAATACAGGCGGATCATCTTCCTTTTCGAGTTCTCGATCAGATCGGGCTCCACGCCGCTCTTCAGGTTCGCTTGCAGCACGTCGAGCCCGCTGCCGTGTCTGAGCCGAGTCTGCCGGCCGGCGGAGATAGCCGCTTGCAACGTCTCTTGCGCGGCGGTCCATGATGACGGCGCGACGTTCGGCGTTGTGTCCTTGTATGTCACCTTGCTGCGGTCGCCTTCCTTGCGACCCACCGTCATGTCGCTGACATGGTAATCGCTTGACGCGATGTTCTCGGCGATAGCGTGCGCTCGCGATGACACCGATCCACCCAGTGCCACCGGCCGGAACTCCTGCCGCATCGCCCGCTGCGCGCACGCCGGGCACGGCGGCGGTGGATCGTCCGCCTGAGCCATGCTTAGTGTAACGTCCATCTGGTAGAAGCAGTCCTCGCAAGCGTAGGTGCGAATGATCGGCATTCCTATCTCCCCGGCGGCAGTCCGAACCAGCGACCTTCTGCATCGTCATAAATCACATGGCCGTTCGGCAGCATGTAGCGATCACCTTGCCATATCGGAGCGTGCGGCAGAGCCCATTGGCTTTGATTGGAGAACGTCGCAGCGTACGGAGTTTTCCAGTGATCGGGATAATGTGGTCGTTTGTCATTGGGATTGACCATCGCTTTAGCGCGCGGATCGCCGGACTTCATCGCCTTGTAAAATCCGCGCATGTCATAGTCAGTCGTTTTAGCTTCGGGGTCGAATGGCACGTTACCTTGCTTGACCCAGTTACGAAACTCCTTCTCGGTCGGTGGATCAAGTGGCGTGTTGTAGTTGCCCGGTTTGGCCCAGACCTTATTGCGCGTAAGATTCTGTTCTGGTGTGAACATATCCTCCGGATTGTCTCGCTGCCGCTGTAACGTCGGCATCAGAACTTCTCGTGTCGCTGCCTTGCCTTACGATTGATCTCGGCCATCTTCTGCGAGAATGCAAACGACAGCATCGTGCCCGGGTCCTGCGGCGGACGATCGCCTTTCACCGAATCCCACGTCAGGTTTCGCGCGATCAGCCCGGGACGCCGCCACTCGACCCATGCATGGTGCGCCAGCACCAGCGCCGACACAAGATCGTCGTTGAGCCCGGTGTCGGGTCCGGCCCCGATCCAACCGTCATCCTCGATGATGCCCTGCATCTGCTGGATCAGCCGGGGCGAGCGGATTTCCAATCGCCGCAGCATCAGGCTGTCACGTAGCTCGCTGTACACCTGATGCTTGTTGTCCTGATTCGCCTTCCACGCGATCACGTTGCCCGCGCCGCCCAACGTATCGGGCCGCTTGTACAGGAACCACCGCACCGCACCGATCATGTCGAGGATAGAGCCCGCGCCGGGTTCGCCCTGCAAGATGCCGCGCTCCGCCAGCTGCCGCAGGTTCCTCACTTCGGGGATCACCGCCGCGCCGACGCCAGTCACTTCCAAGTTGGCGAGATGGTCGCGGTATGCGCCGGCCATGTGCGCCAGCACCCACGCGAGTTGATAGGTAAGCGGCCTGTTTGATCTAAACTCCGCGACTTGCACGACTTTGTCGGCGTAGCAGCGCAAAACTTGAATGGCGTGATCGTTGGCATCGCCGCCGCCGCCACCGGACGGATCGACGCCTATCGTGTAGACGCCGCCGGTCTCGGGCGGTTCATAAACGCGCAGCATCGCGTCGTCGGAATCGTTGACCTGTTTTATCTCGGAGCCGAGGAAGGTTTCCTCGAACGAGTATTTGTAGCCCTTGAACGGCGCGCCCTGCGCCAGCGATTCGCCGATCTCCAAGGTGCGTTGCGCGGGGAAGAAGCCGCTTCCTGATGCGATGAAACACTCGCGCTCATGCCAAGGGTAGTGCCGCAACATGTATTCTTCAGCACGAAACTCGCTTTCCCTGCGCCACCACGCGATCTGCTCCGGCTTAACAACGACGTTGTACTGCTGCTTGACGTAGCGCGCCCTCTCGACTTCGTCGTCACTTAGGCGGCCGTCCCAGTAGATTTTGTAATCTGGATCGGACTTGGGAATCGAGTAGGTAGGGTTTGCCCAGAAGCCAATGAAGATGAACTTCATGTGGCGGTCGAGTTTGGCTTGCTGGCAATGGTTATAAAACCAGTTGAATCCGTTCGCGATAGATTCCCAAATGTACAGCCGGTGCGGGTTCTGCCGCGCGAGCGAGGCCTTCAATGATTCGACGCCGGCCAGCGATTTCCACTGCGCACACTCGGTCGCGTGCATCATGTTGAGGGCGCGAGAGGCTCCGAGATCGGGGTTTGACGCAGCTGCCATGAGGTCGATGACGGAGCGGTTCGCGAAAGCCATGCCTGAGCGATTGTTCTGTATGAGCTTGTGCTCCGGGCCGCGCCATTCATCCGGGAGGGTTTCGAGAAGAGAGGCGAATATACGTCGTAGTCGCTCAAGATTGTCTGTTCGATCCGCGATAATGGCACCTTGAACTCCCTCGTTTGCGAGCGCCCAGAACAATTCGATGACGCTTGAGACGGTGGTGATAGCGACTTGCCGGCATTTTAAAATCACAAACTCATGGACACCCTCTTGCAGGCCACGCGCGACCGCGTCTATGACGATGCGCTGCGAGGGCCACGGGTCAATGTGGCACCTCCCTGTTTCTTTAGTGTCAAGTTCGACACTTGACAGGAGATCATATATCCCTTGTCTGATCGTCGCCATGGCCACGGTCCCGCAACACTTTGTCCAGCATATCCGTCCGGCCTTGCGTGTAGGCTAGGTCTAAGCAGGTGCGAAACAAATCGCGCGCCGCGCTTCTGGTGGCGACTCTGATGCAGTCGAGTGCATCGTCGAGATCGCCATCGTCGCGATAGTCACGTGGTTTTGTCATCGAGGCCTCCCGCATTCGGCGAGCCGGGCTCCGCGACCCTACCGTAAATGTTCCCGCTGCGTCTATGCCATCGCCCCGACAGGAACTTACGGTTCTCCGGGTCCCCGGGGTCCGGCCGAGGTTGCGTCGGTCGCATGCCCGACTCGATTTTCTCCAGCACCGCTGCGATACGGCGTAGGACCATACCGTTGCGGTCCAATTCCGTCGCGATTTCACCGAGTCGGCGGCTAATCATGTACCGATCAGCCAACTGATCGGCCTCGGTCAGGTCTGGTCGGGATGGGTTAGGCGTGTCGTCCGACATATTGCGTCTCCTGTCTGGCTGGTTATATTCGCGTTGCTGGATTCTCAATCCAGCGTCTCCACTATGGCTACTGATTGCCGCTGCCCGATGATGCCTCGGGCGGCGGCTTTTTCATTGCGCCCCTCGCTTCTCAAGCCGTCTCAGTTGGTCGCGCAGCAGCGCGATCATGTCGCTGCGCACCGCGTTCGAGATGTAGTTGCAGCGCTCGCCCGGGCTCGGCCCGAACGGAAACACCATCAGGCAGAACCCGACCTTGCGATCGAGTCCCTTGGCGTTGTGATTGAGGAAGTCGTCGAGGATCACGGCGAGTTCGTTCATCTCGTCGTAGAAGCGGTTATCCGGCGCGTCCGGCGCGTCGTGGCGCGAGAACGGATTCGGCAGTTCGTCGGTCATGTACGTCTCCATTGCTGACCTATTTCGGTTAAAATTTTTTTTGGGATTTTTTTATTTTCTTTTTTTATTTTTTGTCAAGTATCCTACTTTACACTTTTTTTGCCAATTTCATGGGGCGGCATCTGGCTGGGGAGGATCGGTATCGTTCTGATCACGGCCGGGTCGCGGCTCAAGTCCTCGCCGCTCAAGTCGATACTACCCCAACGCACCATGGAATCACCGTTCAGATGGTAGGCTCGCAAGAGCGCCCGCTTTTTTACCTCCTCACTGGGCTCTTGCGCGTGCGCTGCGGTGAACAGCGCCAGCAAAATCACCGGCAGAATTTTTTTCATGTCCTTATGTCCTCCCGCGTTCCGTCGCGGCCGATCCTGAGCCGCCAGTTCATTTTTTTTGCAGCCTTAAGCGCATCCCACTTGCTGGGATGCGCCTCAAGTATCTGGTGGTCGAGTTCGACGACCCACAAGCGGCCCTTTGGCACGACGCGGTATTTGCCGATTTTTCTAACCGTCACCGGTCAACTCCCGTATGTGCTCCGCGTAATAGGCTTGCAGGCCTTGCGCCACTGCTTTCACCGTGTCGGTGTCTGCCGATACAGGTTCGATCTCCCGGCAGTAGCGAGGAAGCGCGCGGTTGCGCACATGGGCGATCCAAGCCCGAATGTGCGTGCCGTTACGCGCGTACATCTTGTGCAGTTCGTAGAAAGCGCCTGTGTTTATTGTGAACAGTTCAAGATCGTAGGGATTTACCTTGCGCATATTTTTGTCTCCACTGGTTGGCGTAAAGAGCCTAACTTAACATAATTTTTTTTATCGACACGCGAGGAATTAATTTTTTTTGTTGCTGTGGTCCCCCCTGCCAGCGCCGCCCGCCCGCCCGCCGCCCGCCCGCCCGCCCGGATGCTCGCCGCTCATTCCGGCGGTTTCCCGGGCGGGAGGCTTGCCCGGGCCGTAGCCCGGGCGGTTTCGTCAGGAGCGCTCGCCGCGCGCTTGCGCATAGCCAGCCTCCGCGCACATCTTGACGCACTCGGCTTGCACGATTGGATGCCAGATGCCTTCGATTGGCTCAAACGGCTTGTAGTTGAGCCGAGCCCATTTCTGAAACTCTGCGGTCTGTGCCACAGAGAGTTGACGAAAGAGGTTCATCGGGGACATCCTCCGATCTGCCACTCGCAACCGTGCGGTCCGGTTTCCCAACAACGAAAACCGCCGTTGGGAAGTGGCTGGCATACCGTGTCCGCGCGTGCGCCCGACGCTGTCGCCAGCACAAGGCAGAACGCGACCAACGCCGGAATGGCGGTGCGGAAACCCGCGCGTCCGGCCTGAAACATCCGCGCACACCGCAGCTGACTTTCTCGCTCCGTAAGCTTGCGCTCCGCCGCTGCATCGCCGTACTTCAAGCCGCTTGACCGAAAGCACGGCCAGCATGCGACCAAGCCAACGTCTTTCGGACCATCGCACAATGGGCAAAGGTGATGGTTCCGAACGTTCGGATTGTCTGTCATTCTCGTTTCTCCACTTGGCGAAATTGCCTAATAAAAAACCGGCCGCATTTGCGCGGCCGGGAAAGGTTCAATCAAGCGGCCAAAGCCTGCCACTCACTGCGGTTCAACTCGACAACGCGACCGCCCAGATATTCCAATTCGGTCGCGCGGTCATAGTCGTCGGCATCTTGCGCCGCGCGAGTAATCGCGCTGTGCAGTCCGTATTGCGACAGCTGTCCGCCCTCAATCAGATGCCGAAAGACGTTGCTGCTTTCGTTTTCAGAAAGCGAGAAACGTTCCTGCAACACCTCTTGAATGCCTTCGACCTTGCCGGCCGGCAGAACGTTGCCAGCCGCCGCAGCCAAACGCTCGCAACGCTTTTCGAACGTGGCTGGATCAAATGCCGCTGCGATCATGTCACGCGTCTGCAAAACCACCGCTTCCATCATCTTGCGCTTGGTTGCGCTCGATAACGCAGCGTCTAGTTCTTCTACGTCCAGACCCGTGCTCAAACCTTGCGCCGCGCCAAGATGGGTTTTCTTGAACCCGCCCTTGGCAAACAACGCCATGTTTGTGCACGCGCGAGTGTATGCACCTGTTTCCATGAAGTAGCGTCCGAAGCCTACCTCGGAATTTCCAAGGATGAGCGCGGGCGCGACCGTGTCGAAAATGGTGTGCGTTCCATCGCCCATCTTGTGACCGACGGGCACATCCTTGAACAGCTGCTTGTCGACCGCCTTGAGGTACAGCCTCTTGTCGGTCAACTCGCAGGACATGATCTCAAGACCGCGCTGTCCAATGATCGGCAGCGCCGCAACCATCATGTCGTAGTTATCGTACGTCGCGAACCTTTCGGAATGTAACGACCGAAGCTTGCCGTCTAGCGTACGTGCCAAACGCTTTTCCGTGGTCCCGGCCTTGCCGAGCCACGTATTGACGTTTTGCGCGTATAGCTCAGGCGCTTCGGCTAACAGCCGCTTGGCATACTTGGCAGGAATGCCCGTATGCTCTGCGAGTTGATCCTGAGCGATCGGATTAATCGGAAACTCGCCATGCCCGTTTAGGACCATGACGGCCGTTCCCGGCTCCGAGGCTTTCACCTGCAACGTGCTAGTCGCTGCAACGAAGTCTCGCTTGGAGGCAGCTTGCCGTTCGATTTCCATCGCGAGTTCGCCAAGGGTCTTTCCGGTTTTCATGTCTAATTCTCCACTAGTTGGAAACGCCGGAATGGCGTTCCGTGCTAGGCCGGCAAGCCGGCCTAGTGTCGGAACGTCACAACGCAAGCACAGCGGCAATGAACCGCTGTTGCTCACGCTCAGCAAACGCTTCGGTGAGAAACCGGCGTTCTCGATCCGTAAAATAGATCAGATCAAGCGCCTTCATCGGCAGACCGTGTCGGGTAAAAGATTCGATTAGGTCTGTCAGATAGCTTACGTCCGGCTCTGTCGGCGTTGTCATCGTTCATTCTCCACTAGTTGATTGTTGATAGTGTTTCGCCCCAGGCATTGCAGACACGCGCGTTCCTTCCGTCGCTCCGCTTTGTCGGGGTTAAGGGTCCAGAGGCTTACTCGACTCGCGTCGGCTAAAGCTTGGCCAGTACTAGGCGCCCTATGCTAGATTGCGGGGTCCGTTCCCAATGGTCGCCTTACCAAGGCAGCTGCGGTAGTCAGGTTCCGTCCGGGCGTAATTGCCGAACCCACCATAGGCGCGCCAGCCAGAGTGTCAAGCACAATGCTTTTCGCTTTGCCGAAATCGTACGCCGCTCGTT